CATAACTAAAACTATTTGTCCGCCTGGTTGAAGACGTTGTCTTGGTCCTGATGTGTACCATTCGTACGCATTATCAAAGGCTGAAACGGACATTGCGTCTTGCTCACTGTGTGGATCGTCAATAATCAAGAGGTCTGCACCACGGCCCGTGATTGCTCCACCAACACCAGCAGCAAAATACTCTCCACCTTGAGCAGTTTCCCATCTTCCTGCAGCCTGGGAGTCTTCTCTAAGAGAAGTATCAAAAATTTTAGAATATTCTTCGCTATCAATTAATGTTTTAGCTTTACGACCAAACCTTACAGCAAGTTCACCTGTGTGAGTTGCCTGAATGATCTTGAGTTTTGGATTACGGCCCACCATCCACGCTGGCAACAAGTAAGAAGCAAACTCTGACTTGGTATGTCTAGGTGGCATATTAACAATAAGTCTATTAATTTTTTTATTTGCAAGGTCATTAAACTTTTTAGCAATGACTCTGTGGTGCGCGCCTTCTATAAACTCGGGCCAAACAGCTTTGACAAAGGACATAAAGTCATCTTTTGCTTTTCGCTGAATCTTTTTTTCAGCATGCATAACTTTAAATCTTCTATATTGAGCGCGAACGTCGGAAGGTAATTTATTTATATCTATATTTTGTTTCATAAAAAATTTTTTTCAAATTTTTTGCACCTTTTTAACAGTGAAGATGTTTTTTACCACCCTTATCTGTCTAAATCAAGCAATACAACCTGAAGTAGTGGGACCCCTTTTTTATTTAGGGTGTATCGACTTATGTAAAAGAAAAACAAACCCAATCGGGTTTGGTACCTCTATTGATTTAGATTAAATTTGTGCGCTGTGGCCCGTAGGGCCACAGCAAGAAAGGTTACGCCCAATGCTTGAGCGCCTTCTTCTTAATGTAGATCACAGGACCTACAACGAAGTCATTGTATCCAAATGCATACTTGTCTTTTGTAAATGTAGAACGCCACAATGCAGTTGCCTCTGGATTTAATGGCAGTTGCATTAACTTGCCCTCTTCATTTAATAACATTAAATCACCGTTAGGAAATGTTACACATTCTACCATTCCACCAACGAAAGCTGATACCTCTTTATACTTAGGCTCATCCTTTTGATCTTCAATGATTTTAAACTCCTGCGCGTCTGTGTTTATTTTTTGTGTATTTGTTTTTGTCATATATACCTTTCTTGTTAATAGGATTATCCTAGTCTATTTCGTTCCTATTGTCAATCCTTTCTATATGGCTACGTGTATAAGTTCCACCATTCCAAGAGTCGTGAGTCGTGGTCACTTTTTGATATCCACCACTTTCGCGTCTGTGTCTGATGAATTCAATCGGTCGACCTTGTTCAATGTTTTCCATATTTTCATCTAACCACAGGCTTTCACAATTAGTGCTGCAAAAATATTTTGATCGTGGATAATATTCTGTCCTGTCGTCCCTATTGAGCCTTGCATATCTTCCACGAATTACATTCCTAGATTTTAAAAATCTGTCTGTAGTAGACCTAGTATGACAATATGGTCCTTGGCAAAAATGTTTATTTGGCATTTTGTTTTTCCCTTTCTTTTGCATTGTTAAAAGCTTGCTCTAATTGTTGAAGTTTAAATAGTTTTATTTCAGCCTCTCTCTCAAAATGTTGGGCTACTAAAAATAAAACAAAACCACCAACAATAAGTCCGATACCAATGTACAGGACTAAATTATAGTCTATCACTAAAACCTCACTTTCCAAGTGCCTTTGGCACATCTATATTCTTGCTTGTCCATATCAAAATAGGTCATTAATTTTGCACCCATTTTAGAAGTCCAATATTTACACTTCTCGTCCCATTTACCATTTCTAGTAATATGCTTTTTATCTTTGTTTGAGTAGTATGTTATTTTAAATGTTGTGTTGTTTTCCATTGTATTATACCTTTCTAATTAATGACCTATCCTACCATTGATAGGATAGGTCGTCAAGTGTTAATTTACACTTTGTTCATATTGTTTTCTAGCCAATATTTTCGCCTCTCTTGATTGATGTTTATTCTTCATTCCTTTAATCATACTTGCTAGATTACTAGGATTGTAGATTGTTAGACCTGTTGAGTTAGTTCTAATTAGTTCTGCCTCATCAACTTGTATTCCAAGTTCTGTTGCAAGTTCTATGCCCTCACTCAAATACCTGTATGCTTTCAATCCAATTTTTAATTGGTCGCATTGTTTTTGAATTGTATCAATCCAACTTTGATGTTTAGATACCAAGTTAGCTTTTGCAATTCGCCACCTTTCAAACATTGAATACTCATCTTTAGTACAGGCTATTGCTCTTGATCTGCAATAAGAAGTTCCAATGACATCAAGATAATAATTGTTATCAAACTCTTTTGCCATACCAATATTATCGCCATTACTATAACTACTACCACTATGACCCAATGCTTTCATACATTCGTCAACGTGTTTAGTTTTATGTGGGTTATCTTTGTTTTCATTTTGTTGTGCAAAAATATCTGGGTTGCAATCTTTTGCTTTTAGTTCTTCTCTAAAATATGCAACTGCAAACTTTTTGCCATCTTCACTACTATACTCACTACCATTTAGATTACCAAACAAACCAAAATCAAAGTGTGATTTAGTTTCTTTTGTGTCCCCATCTTCGTCAGTATCTTCATTGTGTGCAAAGTAAAAACATTTATCTTTTGCAACAACATCACAAGGGTCGCCATATTTCTTTTTAAAAGTTCTTAAAACAGAAACATCTTCTGGTGGATATGCTCTCTCAACAACTCTCTTTGCAAGATTTTTTGCAACACTATATTCAAGATTAACATCTTCCCTTGCTTGAAGAAATGCCTCACGTTCTTGCGTGTCCTCATTCTCAAAGACATTTTTCATTTTATTGAACAACTTGTTTCTTAACTCGGTGTTCATTCTTATTTTACTCATTGGTTTCCTTTCTATTTTATTATTTTGCATAAAGAATAAATATCAGTTGACAATACTATTGTCAAGTATTATATAGGAGGAGTTAGCCTCATTTGTAGATTTATCGCTACTCAAAACTATAAATCTTCTGGGGACTTGCACCTACAAAAGCAAGTAGGATTAGACTAGAATGGTGTTACTTGTTTAGATACACCGCTAGTCCTGATCCCTGATCCATTGGGCCAGACGTGGCGTTAGTATAATCAATGGATCTGGGATCAGATAAGGTGGCTAGGACTTTATCGTAGTAGGGCCGACTCTAGCTGGTAGGCCCTGCTGATCCCTGATCCAATTGCATAAACTTGCAGGAGACGAAACCTGTAGTAATTGGATCTGGGATCAGCGCGCTGTAAAATAGGTCTGGTAACAGTTGGCGCCTGATCCGCAAGCTGCAAGCTTCAAGCTTGACAGCTGATCAGGGAGATGATAGGATGAATTTAGAAAGGAATAATTATGACAAAAAAAACAATTAGCACAGAAGAAGCAAAAGGCAAAACGCTTAAAAAAGAATATCAACGCGGCGGAGCTAAAAGACAAGAAATTTTAGACAAAGCGGTTGAATATTTAAAAGCGCCAATAATGGAAACGCAGGCTAGTCGACATCATTTTTGTTTAACAAATTTAATGATGGATGAGACTGAATATTTAGAAGCTTTACACAAGGCAACGTCATGAGTAGAAAACCCGGGCCAGCAATGGCCCGCGTTTACCTGCAGCATTGGCGATGGCTCCTGGAGCAAGGCCCAAGCTACAAGCTTCAAGCAGCAAGCTGCAAGCGCCAAGCTTTAGAGTTGACAAGATTAAACTATAGGAGTATAAGGGAGATAAGACCTGGCGGGTGGCAACTGAAACTAGATGAGGCCCGAAGTTTTGTTCATAAGTGTCCAGAATGGACCAGAACAGCACGCCAGGCACAACAGAGAAAGTAGGAAATTATGAAAGTTAAAGACGCAAAATTAATTACTGGAAGCTTGACCCGGACAAGTAAAATGCCAGGGCTAAGTTACAGCCTGCCAGCATGGGAATGCAAAACGGGCTCGAAGCTCAGGAAGGTTAAGGGCTCAGTCTGTGCCAGCTGTTATGCGCTCAAGGGTAATTATACAAGATACAAAGCCATCAAGGCTGCGCAATATGTAAGATTAAAATCATTACAAGACAGCCGCTGGATCGAAGCAATGACAGCTCAGGTCAAGCGCTCTGAATACTTTAGATGGCATGATGCAGGAGATGTCCAGGACCTTGACCATTTAAATAAAATTTATGAAGTATGTAGACAAACACCAGACACTAAGCACTGGATGCCAACCCGTGAAGCATGGATAAAGGACCAT